GGTGGCTTTGCTGCTGGTGTTCGCTGGCTAGTAAAGCACTACCTCAACGAACTCAAGCCTAATGGTGGCTCAAGTGTTAAGGATTCAGTAGCACGATTGGAGCGACAAGTTGAAGAGATTTATCGCATCCTTATTACTCGCAATAACTCTTAGCGGTTGTGGTTACCAAGGCTGGGTTCGTTATCCTTGTCAAGAGTTTGAGAACTGGGAAAAGCCTGAGTGTAATCCTCCACAATGTGAAGTAACTGGTACCTGTTCCTCCGATTTATTACCAGAGGTATTTGATGAAACGCCCTGAAAGATATACAGCAGAAGAACTCCACGCTAGATTGATTGTCAGTATTGGCATCATCCTGGCTATCGTATTTGCTGGCTCAGTGTTCTCATTACTCTGGGCTTTAGTTTTTGTAACTCAACCAATGAAGCAAGCTCCTAATGATGCAGCCTTTATTGATTTAGTTTCAACCCTGACTGTGTTCCTTACTGGAACTCTAGCAGGAATCGTATCTGCTAACGGACTCAAGAGTAAGAAGAAGGAAGATGAATCAAGATGAAGCCTGTTGTAAAGAAAGCCACGCCTGCCGCTATTGCTGTACTTCGACAAGCCACGGCGATATCACCTTCTCGGAAGAAAGCCTCAGATGGATTGCTTCCATCGGCAGCCCACATCAGCCAGAGTCCTAACTCAGACCACAACACAGGCTATGCAGTTGATTTAACTGATGATCCTAAGCACGGCATTGACTGTGCAGATATCTTCCAGAAGTTAAAGGAAGACAAGCGCGTTAAGTATCTTATATTCAAGGGCAAGATCTGGTCAGTAGAACGAGCCGATGAAGGTGACCGTGACTACACAGGTAGTAATCCACACAACAAACATTTACATATCTCCATCAATGGAAGTATGGGTAACGATACAAGTCCCTGGTTCTGGTGGATGAACCAGCCAAAGATTGTTAACCAGCTCAGAGCAAAGACGATTCCTAAAGCAATTAAGAAGTTGCCAAAGGAAGAAGTTTGTACCTGTTGCAAGTTGCACGGTGCAAAGTCCTAATCCCCATAGGAGGAAACAATGAACACAGAAAAAATCAAAGCAATCGCAGTTACATACCTGAGAGCAGGAGTGGCATCAATGCTGGCCCTGTACCTTGCAGGTGTGACAGACCCAAAGGCTCTGCTTATGGCAGCAGTCGCAGCAGTAGCAGGTCCATTGCTCAAGGCAATTGACCCATCAGCTACAGAGTTCGGACGCGGATCTAACTAAGAAGTAACTGCGAGGCGAAGAGGCTCACCCCGAAAGGGGTGGGCTTCTTTTTTTGTGCCACAAAACTATTCAGCATCAGCAGGACAAGGAACGGTCACTAGGTTCCCACAACTTACACAGGTACCATCCAGGAACCACCAAACCATCTCGTTATCCTCAAAGGAACACATCACGTTAAAGACCTGCGACCCACACGGACACACGTGGATAGGTCCTAAACCCCGCAGATCGGCCCCAAAGGGCTCAGGAAGGGTATGTTTAGACCAGAGTTTAGGCAGGGTGAGTAGACGGAACCACATAGACGGACGGCTAGGAGCTTCGCTCCCCATTACAGTAATTCGCCTCACGGCTCATATGGTAGCCAATATAGGTGTCGCTAACGCGACGACACGCCGTTAGGTATAGTATTGCCCAATGACCACAATCGTTGGAGTAGAAGGAATTGACTACGCTGTTCTAGTAGCTGACTCTCAGATCACCGAAGACAACCTCATCACCATTGCTACTTCCACGCCAAAGATTATTGAGGTGGGTAAGTTTCTCATTGGAATCTCAGGGGACACACGACCTGGAGATATCCTTGCCTATAACTGGAAGCCACCTGCCTATCGAGGTGAGGATCCAGCGCAATTTATGGGACGTAAGATTATCCCAAGCATCAACCAAGCATTTGCAGACAACAACTACGACTACAACAAGGTGGACAAAGATGGTGGCTTCGATTATCTCATTGCTTTTAACGGCAATATCTTTCGTATTGCTTGTGATCTCTCTTTTTTCCAAGCAAATCACGGAACGTATGGCATTGGTTCTGGTGGTCAGCTTGCTCTTGGCTACCTGTATTCAGTTATTAAACCTGATGTTGACCTAGCCTATGCCAAGCGACACGCCCGTAAAGCTGTAGAGATTGCGTCGGTACTTGACGCTAATACCAACAAGCCTTTACAGTTGGTGGTCCAGGAAAGGATGTAACAATGGCAGCAAAACAAATGGGAATGGGTAAGTGGTTTACCTACGGTCGGATGTCTGGTTTTGGTATTGGTTTTAGCATAAACAGACACTTTATTGATGTACAACTTGGGTTCTGGTACATAGGATTTGAGTTCTAATGACAGACCCGAAGGAACTATTACTTACTGCACTACGTGCAGGCGATGCAAAGCGTTCACGTTCTACACAAGTACAGATAGGACCATCAGAGTTAGGTGGTTGTCGTCGTAAGGTCTGGTACAGACTCAACGATCAGCCAGAGACTAATGACAACGAGATGAAACTCGCAGCCATTATGGGTACTGCTATCCACGCAGCTATCGAAGAAGCGTTAGCAGATAACAAAGACGTACTCATTGAAACAGAAGTTGAATACAATGGGATGCGAGCACACATTGACTGCTTCGTACCAGGTACTGGCGATGTCATTGACTGGAAGACAAGCAAGGTAAAGAACCTTTCATACTTCCCATCAACACAGCAACGCTGGCAGGTACAGACCTATGGATATCTACTGGCTAAGAATGGCTACGATGTCAAGCGAGTATCTCTAGTTGCTATAGCACGTGATGGTGATGAGCGAGATGTTAAGGTACACACAGAAGATTACAACGAAGCAATGGCACTAGAGGCATTGGGTTGGCTAGAAGCTATCAAGGCATCAGAGGTAGCACCAGAGCCAGAGCGAGAAGAAAACTACTGCAAGTTCTACTGCAAGTTCTATGACGCAAGTGGGCAGTTAGGATGCGTTGGTCTAAAAAAAGAACGTATCGCAACTGAAGAGGTATTAATCCAAGATAAGGATGCCTCAACTAATGCGATGAAATACTTACAGTTAGATGAAAAGATCAAAGAGTTGACAAAGGAAAAAGATTCGTTAAAGTCTGCTCTTGAAGGTATCGCTGGAGTTACAGATACAGGTATCCAAGTTCGATGGAACAAGGTAGCTGGACCTACATCAGTAGACAAAGATGAAGTACTTGCTAAACTTGGCTTTGTACCAACTAAGCAGGGTGCAGATCAATTAAGGTTAACAATCAAACAATCTGGAGGAAAGTAAATGGCTGCAAACGAAAACACAAAGTTCCAAGTAAACTTCAAGACAAACAATGGAACGCTTATTAATCTTTATGCAACTGATGTGAAGGAACTAGAGACAGGTCTTACTGATCTATCAATGGTCTCATCTCTTATCAAGGCTACCGATGCTGAACTAAACGGTGGACGTGCCGCTGCTCCAGCACCTACTGTTGAATCAGTAGCGCAATCATTTAATGCAACACCTGTTGCTGCACCTGCTGTTGTCGAAGGTCAAGCACCTAGTTGTAAGCACGGTGTAATGAGCTTCCGTACAGGTACTTCTGCTCGTGGCCCTTGGAAGGGCTGGATGTGTGCTGCACCAAAGGGTGCAACAGATAAGTGCTCAACTATCTGGGCTTAGCAAATGCGGGAACCGCACGAGTTTGAGGTTCCTTTATGTGCTCAAGTAGGTGGCGATCTATTCTTTCCTGACCAGGAAAACGAAGGCAAGTTAGTTCGCATCAATATCGCAGCAGCAAAATCAATCTGTCGTAGCTGTCAACACATCACCGAGTGTGCAGAGTGGGGTATCCGCAAGGAGAGACACGGCATCTGGGGTGCATTGACAGGACACGAACGAAACATTATTCGTAGACAACGAAACATTAGATTAGAAGAGGATAAGAGTGCTTAAACTTTCCCGCGCTTGGAGTGGAGTGACCACAAAAGCCACGCCACTGCCTGATGTGTGGAAGAACCTTGTCAAACAATCTATTAAGTTTCGTCGTGGTCAAGTATGTATGGTAGCTGCAGCACCTAACGCTGGTAAGTCAATGTTCGCATTGATCTATGCCATCAAAGCACAGGTGCCAACGCTGTTCTTCTCCGCCGATACAGACACAGCGACAGTAATGATTCGCGCTGCTGCACATCTATCGGGCCATAGCCAGTTGGCTGTGGAACAGAACATAGAAAAGAGAGCTGACTATTATTCAGAACACTTAGCTAAGACATCACATATTCAATGGGTCTTTGACTCCAGTCCGTCTCTTGATGATATTGAGATGGAGATCAAGGCATACTTTGAGTTGTATGGAGTGGCACCTCAGTTGATTATCATAGATAACCTAATGAATGTATCTGCTGAGACAGACAATGAGTGGGCAGGGCTACGTGCAATTATGATGGAGTTGCACGATATGGCACGTAAGACAGAGGCTTGCGTCTTAGTACTCCATCACGTATCAGAACAATCAGAGTATGGTTCTCCTATGATGCCACCACCAAGACGGGCTATCCACGGCAAGGTAAGTCAGTTACCAGCGTTGATACTCACACTAGGTTATGATCCAACACAGGGTCTATTGCGTATTGCATCAGTTAAGAACCGATTTGGTCCACACTTTGCTGATGCTTCTCAATGGGCATCACTGTTTGTGAACTTTGGTGCTTGTCAAATAGGAGATGATGATGCACAGGGTAGGGCCTACCTTCGTGCCAATACAGAAAGCAGTGTCTATGGCTAACAAAAATGGACGCAAAGGTTCTCAGTTCGAGACAGATGTAATGAAATGGTTACGCAGTAAAAGCGTAATAGCAGAGCGTCTGACAAAAGCTGGGGCAAAGGATGAGGGAGATATGGTTGTTATCATATCTGGAGAAACCTACATCCTTGAACTCAAGAACAGGCAGACCCTTTCCCTGCCTGAGTTCTGGAGAGAAGCACAAGTTGAGGCGCTTAACTACGCAAAGGCTAGGGGTCTTGGGGAAGTTCCTCTTTCCTATGTTGTAGTTAAGCGTCGCAACGCATCAATAGATCAAGCCTGGGTCATTCAAGACCTAGCACAATGGATAAAGGAGAAACAATAATGCCAGTACCAGGTGGAGAAATAACAACATCAGAGATACTTGTACCAGAAGTAGAAGTTGTACCAGAAGTTGTACCAGATGAGGATGAAGATGATTTGCCAGAACTGTCTTAAAGCTGGAGAAGAGAACAGGCTTGCTCACTACAAACGTGCAACTAATTGGCACGACAAGTGCGACTTTAAGGGGTGCGTATGCCAGCACAAGACTGGTCCAGGGTACGTAAAGCGGGTAGTAAAGGAAGAGTCGAAGCTAACTCCATCCCAATAGGGGTAATCGTTACTCACTACGGAGGTGAGGTACGAGAAGGTAAGTCAGCATCTGTTCGCTGTTGCATCCATAACGACAGTAGACGCAGTGCTGTAATAAATACCTATGACAATTTGTACTACTGCCACACCTGCGGTAAGGGTGGAAGCGCAGTAGATGTAGTTATGGAAATAGAGAACTTGGAGTTCAAAGATGCCCTCAATCGTGCAATCGAAATCACTGCTGGAAGCGGCCAATCATTACAGTCAGGCAATAAACGAAGAGGCTCTAAACTATCTCGAAGGACGTGGAATATCTGATGCAGTTGCACACCAGTATTCACTGGGTGTTGTAACAGATCCAATCAACGGCCACGAAATGCACACGGGCTGGCTTTCTATACCTTACATCACAGCTACTGGACTATGCGTAGGTTTTAAGTTCAGACGATTAGATGAAGGCAAACCTAAGTACGGTTCTCCAATGGGGCAGAAGGCACACCTGTATAACGTATCCGACATCACCATTGATAGTTCTTACATTGCAGTATGTGAAGGTGAGTTAGATACGGTGATCTTGTCTGGTCTAGTGGGCATACCAGCAGTGGGTGTACCAGGAGTTCAGGCTTGGAAGCCACACTTTGTCAAGCTCTTTGCTGGCTATGACACTATCTTTGTTATCGGTGACAATGACATCAAGGAAGATGGCACCAACCCAGGAGCTGAGTTCTCCAAGCGTGTCGCACAAGAGGTAACAAATAGTACAATAGTAACATTACCCCCATCAATGGACATCAATGACTACTACTTAGCCAATGGTGTAGATGCAACTAGAGCTTTGCTACTAGGTGAGAAGGATGAGTAGAGACGAATGGTCACAAATGGTACAGATTTTGCAGCATATGGGCTTCCAGATCCTGGAGATCAATATGGAAACCGAGACTTTGTTAGTCCGTCCGACACCAGCAAGGTAGATGAGGCGTTCGTTGCAGATGTTTGGCGCATTATGGACCAAGCAGGTAACCTATTGGTGCGTAAGCATCACGACTACGGTCCAAAGAACATTGCTCACTCACCAGGTGGACCACTTAATGGTCTGCGTGTACGTATGTGGGACAAGATAGCTCGCATCAATAACCTTGTTGACTCTAACGTCAAGCCAAGTAATGAGTCCTTGCGTGATTCATTCTTAGACTTACTGAACTACTCAGCTATTGCAATGATGGTACTCGATGGCAAGTGGCCAGAAGTAGAGGACAATGACTGAGTTACATAAGTCTATCTACGACATAGCACCTAGTGTTGCTAGCGTAATAGCACGTCGCTTTCGTGGCTACGTAGAGCGAGATGATGTCCTACAAGAGTGTCTTGCTTGGGCATTAACACGTAGCAAACAGTTCAATGAGATGCTTAACGAACCCAAT